TTACGTTACCGTCCACGGTACATTGTTTTTCGACTTGCTTTCAACTTGTACGCTTTGAGCGACATGTCTCAGCCTCTTTCGAAGCTTATCTCTTATATCCGCAGGATCAATTGGCTCTTTGAACAACCGGCTATGATGTTTCGGTTGCTCCATATGAAGAACAAATCTCATCTCCTTTTTGGCGACCGCCTTTTTACTTAATGCACGCTCGTTTCTGTGCTCATTTTGCCAGCAACAGGACATAATTAATCCAAGAGAGTCCTTAACCTTGGAAACTATATCCTCTACCAATTCGCACGTAAGCTTTTCTCTGCCAACGCGATAGTCCTTAACCTCGATCATCCAGACAGGTTCACGTGAGCCTGGTGGAAACGCCAATATATCAATGCACTTTATCTTATCCGATAGCTTGATATATTTATCTCTGTAGTACCGCCAGTCGTCAGGCTTACCAGCCTCCCACCCTGCCGGAAAGTTAAACTGCAAGTGCCCCTCATTAACAACTGGCATTACTTAATCAATCCCCAAGTATCTATCAGTTTGCATGAGATTCTCATCGAGCAAGCTCAGCGGCTCTATATCAATAAGAGATTTTGCTTGAGACACCCGCACACCATTTTCCGTAGGATCAGAAAGCGCAAAGTATTTGAAATCTAGTTTACCCTTACTGCTTATGATCTCCAACTCTCTTAGCAGGAAGAGACTATGCGTTGCAATAAATATTTGGATGCCATTTCTCGACAGAGATGACAGTATTTCCGCAACTTTCTTTATCAGCTTTGGATTCAAATTCGCTTCAGGCTCATCCCAAAACAAATAACCTTTCTCTAGAAGACTGCCTGTGGCAATTAGCCGTGCAATCATGGCTAACTTTCTAATCCCCTCCGCCACTAGAGGTATTTCGATTTTTGAACCTGCTCGAGGTTTGAAATAGAATCGACCGTTGGTGTCGGGAATTATCCTACCTCCCATAGCCTCTTCCAAAGGCTCCAGCAGGCCTTTTACTTTTTCCTCCTTTGGCCCCCTAACCCCAGGCCTCCCTAGCAGCAGGCTAGTGTCATACCATGTCTCCTCAAAATCTACGTACTGGTTTTGGTACATAGAAACAAAGCCAGGGTAAAGGCTAAGCAACTCCCTAGTATGAATATATACCGGCTCCTTGGCTACGCAAGCACTAGGCAACTTATCCAAAGAAACCGAGTTAACTGAGTTTGTTGCGAAACTCAGAGAAATATCGCTCTTTGCATCCTTAAACTCTGCAGTTATCTCACATCGAGCTTTTCCTTGTTTCCTACTAGCAAGTCTTCCAATTGTATCCGGCCTGAAAACACCTATCAGCTTCTCTGCCATTCTCTTCTGCAAGTTTACCTTGCTTAAACTTACATCTTTATTTTTCTTCGCCTCGGCGCTCACAGCCAGGATGCTGTAAGCGACCTTCAGCAAATGTGTCTTTCCAGACCCATTTTCACCGACAATCACATTAATCCCAGGCGAAAACTCTAAGACTTCATTCTGAAAGAGAGTCAGCGAATTTATCTTCAATCTTTTAAGCATTTATTTTGCTCTCGATCCTAATAAGCTCTCGACTAAATTACTTTAGAGCGCCAGTCACGCGCGCTTTCTTTTCGTTCATATGCACGCTTTACCACTGCCCCAGACAACCGTCAGCTTCCGATGCAATTTACTACCTGTCCTTTCCGCTTCTGCGGGCGTACCAGCGCCTAGCTACTTCCTGTGTGATCGCTATCCCGCGTTTGGATTGATCAAGTTTCGGTTGGCCTCGTCGTAGTCGGGGCTCGTCTGGCCGTTGTCTGGCAGCACTTCGCCAGTGAGCAACCACCACCTATAGCTCGGGAAGACCTTTGCGAGAATTTCTATCTCGTCTGCGCCAACCCGCGCCCGCCCTCGCTTGATGTTTACCCATCGCGGGTAATCCGTCTCACCGGCTTTCGAAAGCTCAACCAAGCTCGCGGCATTGATTAATTGAAGCGCTCTATCAGTAAGGGTGCCGCTCATTCTTATTACTCATGACGTGCCCTATGTACAAATACAAAAGGCAAGATTACGATGTTGTACATAGGGCAAATTCATAGGGTTTGCCGTAAGCAATGAGGCATAAGGTACAGCTATGGAACAGTCTGGTGTAGTGGGGTTAACCATCGAAGGCCAAGCCGAACGGATCATCAGCTTCCGAGAAGCTCCGTTCTGCACGCAGTACGTGCTGGCTGAAATGATGGGCGTCGAGAAAATCACTAAAGACGTGGTGCGCGGCTGGGTCGAAACCCACACGCTCCCGACCGTAAAGGTCGGTCGTCATCGCGTGATCAACCTGCACCGCATCCGCCGCGACATCGAGCGGGGCAAGACGGTGTTCTGCCAGGGGGATTACGCCGATGAATGAGGCCATCGACCATGAGCGCCTACAACCGGCTTCCCCACGCACCGGACTGCGACTGCTCTGTCTGCTGGTCCGGACGCGAAGTGGCGAACCCCGCTCCCTCCCGGTCCACACGCTGCGCCCAATGCCGCCCCGCCTTTGCGCGGCCGATTCGCACGCTGCAAATGGGCTTCGTCGGTGGAACCTGGAAGCCTCTGCTCTCGGACTGGAAAGTGGAGCCGGCCTTTATCTGCGAGAAGCACACGCCACCCGCCCGCCCCGCGAAGTGGTGGAGCGTTGCTTACCAAAATTCAACATCGGCGCCGAGCGAGCAATTCCCGTTCTAGCCGAAACCGCGACCGAAGCCGAACAGGTCCAGGGCCGCGCTCCCGGCTCGTCGGATCACGCTTCACCGATCCGGCGAACGGAAGCACGGGCGCAGCGAACCCTTGACCCTGCACGAACAGAAATAGCCTCCGCTCGTGAGTGTGGGGCAGCTTCACCGCCCCGCGCTCCCGAGCCCTCGGCGGCGAGAGTGGGATGACAAGGGCAAAGCCCTTGGTGTTAACCAACTAGAGAACACGCACAACGCGACGTTTTAACCAGTAGGCCAAGTAACAGATCACCTCGGCGAACTTGCGAGTTCACCGGTTCGGGATCGCTCGGCCTGCAGAAAGCAAAGCCGCGCAATAAAGCGCAACTAGAGAGAGGAAACACAAGATGGCACGTTCGACTATGGAAGTTGCATTTCTCGGCACTCAGAAACTCGCCTTCAGCCAAAACGGCAGCGAAGTAAAGATCGTCAAAGTCTTTTATGGCGATGAGCCGGACGGCCAGACCGAAAACGGCCTGTCCATCGTCAGCATGGATGTTCCCCTGGAAGTGGCCGACGAAGTGTTCGCCTCGGGCGCCAACTTCGAACCGCTGGAAACCGTCCGCATCCACTTCGAGGTTGCCCGAGCCGGAAAACAGAAGGGCAACAATCTCTGCCTGCATCTGGAATCGGTGAAGCCCGCCACCCAGGCAACTAAGCCCACCCAGCAACCGACCCCAACCGCCAAGCCATCCGGCACCCAGCCGGACCCGGCCAAGGCCAACTAACCGGGAGGGGCGGCCATGCTGATCGATGACCGGGTGTACTGCGACTGCTGCGGAAACGACATGGGCAAGCTCATGGCGCTGCCCGCGCCGCAAAGCGACCTGCTGCCAGACCTCAGCCTGCCGCCTCATTTCGCCATCTGCCCTGACTGCGAGCCCTCCGAACAAACCGCCGACCTCGAGCAGGCCGGCGAATGAATTTCCTCGCCTGTGACGGTGACTGGCTGCAAGGCGCCGATGGCTCGCCCATCTGCTCCGGCTCGCTGGTCGCCCTCACGGTCGAGGAAATGCAAAGCCTCTACGGCTCTGCACTGACCTGGGACCAAGTCTCCGAGCTGCAAGGCGAAGCGATTGTTCTGTTCGCCACCGTGTTCGGCTTCCTGGTCCTGAAAAAAGCCCTGAAACAGTGAGGTATTACCCATGCAACTGAACAAACACTTCATCAAGAAAATCGGCGTTGGCGCTGCCGTTGCTCTCTCGGCTGCTGCCGGCTCCGTCTACGCGGCAGTCCCGGCCGAAGCCACCACCGCGCTGGATACGGCGGGCACCGACGTCGGCACCATCGGTTGGGCCGTATTCGCGGTGATCATCGCCGCGATGGCGTTCAAGTACATGCGCCGCGCCCTGTAACCGGGAACCGCGCACTGCATGTGCCGAAGCAAACAAACCCCGCTCCGGCGGGGTTTTCTCTTCCAGGGATACGCCATGAGCTACGAACTGTACGTCCTGATCCTCACCACCCTGGCGTTTTATCTCGTGTTTTTTGGGCGGGTGTGAGCGGACTATGAAACAACAGACCTGCAACAATAAAATTTGGTTTGGCTTGATATGGCTACTGTTCTGGCTGCTCCAATCTAAATCGGCTTGCGCCTCTAATTACTACTGGTCTGTTAGTTCATCGGATACCGGCGAAGGTTACGCAACACCTCAGGCTGCGTGTGATGCCATTTGGTCCGGCTCGGTAGGAAATTATTACTCAGGCCAGGGCTATAACAAATCGGGTTATGTGCTGACTGGCCAGACGCAGGCGGCCTGTCAAATGGTCTATGGGGGCACGACCACCAAGTCAACATACGCAAACATCTATCGGTTCGGAACGCAGTGCCCTGCGGGCTCTGAATACAACTCCGCCACCGGCGAATGCGTAGAACCCGAACCCGATCAGTGCGCCACCGAAACCGGAGAGTTCGTCCACGAGTACAACGCCGGCTCGCTGGACCCGTCCGTGCCGCCTTCGCTCCCGCCATCCTCGATCTGTGAAAGCGGCTGCCTCTACAACCGCACAGCCACAGTCAAAGGCTGCAACCGCTTTCTGGAAGACACCACCGGCAAGGACCTGAACTCCGTTTACTGCCAGGTTGTTTACCAGGGCGCCGGCTCGCAATGCACCACCAACAATCCGCCTCCCGGCAGCGTCTTCGACCAGCCACCGTCCAAGCCTCCGGCCGACAGCACACCGCATTTCACCAGTGAAAATCTGTGCGGTGAATGGGTCACCAACGCCGACGGCTCGCAATCGCGCAACTGCACCAGTAGCGAACAGCTGAAAGAACCCGGCCAGCTCAACTGCGACAACGCTGGCGATTACCTGCACTGCACCACCGGCAAGCCCGCGCCGCGATTCGAAGACACCACCAAGACCGAGGAAACCACCAAGACCACCAACCCGGATGGCTCCAGCAAGACGGATACCACCACCACAACCGACAAGACCGTCTGCGTCGGGGCCAAGCCCTGCACATCCACCACCGCCGAAGAAACCTCGACGTCCGAGACGGATGCAGAGGGCAAGCCCGGCGACGAAACCAAGTCCTGTACCGGCTCCGGTTGCACGCCCGATGACGGCGAGGGCGAGGATGAAGGTGAAGAAGGCCCGGAGCGTTTGGCATCGGCCGGTTCCTGCGATGCGTCGTTCTCCTGTAGCGGCGACCCTATTGATTGCGAGGTGCTGCGGCAGCAGAAGGAGCAGCTGTGTCTCGCTGAGGAAATGACCGATTTCCCCAAACAGCAATCCGCCATCGAGGCCGCTGTTACCGGCGACCGGTTCCAGCTGGATGAAGGTAACGGCGTCATCGACGTGCCGTCCTTCATCAACCAGGGCACCCGCTTTCTCCCGTCCGCCTGTCCTGCCGCCGAGAGCTTCAGCCTGACCACGGCGGGCGGTCGCACTTTCCAGCTCAGCTACGAACCGCTTTGCCGCGCCGCCAGTGACCTGAGCGGCCTGTTTGTGGCTGTGGCCACCGTTCTTGCCGCCCTGTATGTGGGCCGCGCCGTAGGAGGTCAGTGATGCAGTTTCTATTCATCGTCCAGATGCTCGTGATCATCGTCGGGCCGCTGGTGAAGATGGTGCTGAAGATGATCGGTTTCGGCTTTGTCTCCTACATGGGCTTCAACCTCATCATTGGCCAGGCGCAGGACTACCTGTTCGGGTTGATGGACGATGTCGGGCCGGTGATCCAGGGGATTCTCGGGCTGGCCAAGTTCGATGTGGTGGTGAACCTGTATTTCGCCGCGATCTCCACGCGCTTCGTCCTCGCCGGCATCGACAAGGCGACCGACCGCAAGCGCAATCAGGTCTGGCACAAGCCGGGCGGCACCTCCATCGACGCATAAGGAGGCGCCGTCATGCTCGTTATCCGCACCGGCAAGCCCGGCCATGGCAAGACCCTGAACACCATCCGCGAAGTCGACCAGAAGGCCCATGCCGAAGGCCGGGTCGTCTACTACCACAACATCAACGGCCTCAAGCCCGATCAACTGCAAGCGCAGTGGTTCGAGTTCGAAGATCCGGAGAAGTGGTTCGAGCTGCCGAACGATTCGATCATCGTCGTCGACGAAGCGCAGGGCTGGTTTGGCTCACGCGATCCACGGGCGCGGCCACCGGAGCACATCACCCGCTTCGAGACCATGCGCCACCAGGGCCACGAAGTGCACCTCGTCACCCAGGACCCGCGCTATCTGGATGTGCACCTGCGCCGGCTGTGCAACACGCACATTCACTACTGGCGCGTCTTCAAGTCCGCCCAGCTGCTGCGCTTCGAGTCGGAAGTGGTGGTGGAAAAGGTCGAGCTGAAGACCAGCTTCAAGGACGCCGACAAGAAGTCGCTGCGCCTGGATAAGCGCTACTTCGGCGCCTACACCAGCACCAACGCCAAGCACCACTTCCAGGCGAAGGTGCCGACCAAGTTCATCCTGGCCATCTGCGTGCTGATCGGGGCGGGCATCCTCGTTTATCGCGCCTATGAGCGCTACAACGCGGAGAAAACAGCGCTCGAAGCGACCAGCAGCGCGCCGGCCGGGAGCATGGTCGATCAGGTAAGGGATACGGTCGGGGCGTTCATCAAGGCGGTGGGTGAAACGAAGACCGATGCGCCTGAGAGCGTCGCCAGCTACATCGGACGGCGCGTGCCTCGGGTGCCGCAGGTCCCATCCTCGGCGCCGATCTACGACGAGCTGACGCGGCCCGTGTCGTTTCCCCGGCTCTACTGCATGTCCAGCACCGACCCCGCGACCTATGCCCGCGAGTTCGGGCGAATGGCGCATGCCGTCGTCAACGGCACGCCCACCGTCTGCCAGTGCTACACGCAGCAGAGCACGCGGGTTGAAACCGACTTCGCCTTCTGCATGCGCGTGGTCGAGAACGGGGTCTTCGATCCGACCCTGCCTGATCGCTCCGCTGGCGAGCGAACCCAGCAAGTCCAGAACAGCCCGCCTCCGGCAATGCAGGCATCCCGCCCCGTCACAACGCAACCGGCAAGTGGCGCGAGCCTGACCGTGGTGCCGTATCAGAAGGGGCAATTCCTGTGGTGATGACCGTCAGCGCGCGTGCGCTCCGCGCTCTTTGCACGCGCGGCGAGGCACGAGCCGGCGTGCAAACGCGCGCGCTGACGTCCCTGTAGCACGTCAGATAAATCCAACCGAACAACCTTAGTAACCCATAGTGAAGGGGAAACAGAATGGCCAATAAAGACTTCAAACGAATCGACCTCCTGACCGGATTGGAAGACAGTCAAAGCCGGTTATTCGTCGACCCGGGCACCGCTCGGATAGTCGATCTATCCAAGGTCCGTTTGCTGCGTTGCGGCGTCGATACGGTCCGCCAGCTGTATCGCGGACTGATCCGTCCCGAGATCATGGCCCTGTTCGAGAAACCGGGCGTCATGGTCGAGTTCGCCGGGGAGTACTGGCACGCCGGTCGTGTTGGTCGGGACTCGGGCTACCAGTACAAGCTCCAGAATGCCGACCTCGGGTTCATCCTGCTCATTAAGAACTTCAACGCCAAGCTGGACCAAATCGGCCCGCACCTGAAAATCGAAGTGTCACCGCACGCCATCGACGCCCTGTCACCTGAGCGCCTGCAGGAGCGGATGGACTACTACGCTGCAGCGGTGATGACGCACCGCGAGCGGAACCAATGCGCCGTCCACCTCGCCTTGGATCTGCAAGGCTGGACACCTCCGGCTGATCTGACCGCCCGCATGCATTGCCGCGCTCGCGCAAACCGCGATATTTCGGGCATCAAGGAGATCCAGTGGACCATGGAAGCCGCCACCTATGGCCGGGGGCAATCCTTCCTGTTCGGCTCCGCTGGTGGCGTACAGCTCGGGATCTACAACAAGACAATCCAAGCGCGCTCCCAGGACAAGCTCGACTTCTGGGAAAGCGTCTGGCGTCGCCGGGATTCGTTCGATTCGACCGATCCCGAGAACTACGATCCGACTCAAGATGTATGGCGCATCGAGCTGCGCTATCACCACTCTGTCATCCAGCAGTTCGCCAGCGGCTCGATTGACGCAAGGACCGGCCAAGCCCTTGAAACGGACTCCTATGCCGCGTTCTCGGCCCATCTGGACGGCCTGTGGCGCTACGGGCTGGGTCAGTTCAAGCTGCTCGCCCGCCCCGGCTATTTCGAACCCATCTGGACGCTGATCCGCGACGACATTCGTGTCGATGTACCGGTCGATTCGCTGGTCGATGAAACAGAATACAAGCGCTACTACAAGACCTCACGGGGCTTCTCGGGCAAGAACGTGGAGCTGTTCCTGGGAAACTTCGTAAGCCTGCTGGCACGGGAGCGGGTGGGCGCTAAAACCGCATTTGATCGACTGAAGGAGTGGGAGTGCTGGCCGGTGATTCGTGATCACTACGCCTCGAAGGATATGGCGGAGCGGGACCTGTACAAGCACATCAAGAACCTGCTTCAGGAGCGGCATGTGCGGTGGGGTCGCGCTATATGACGGCACGCAAGGACGGTAAGACCTGGACGGCTGACTTCTACGAAAACGGGAGAAGCGGACGCCGTATCCGCAAGAAAGGCTTTCTGACCAAGGCCGCTGCCCAGCGCTACGAAACGGACTTCTTCAAAAGCCTGACGCAAACCGGGCGGCCGCTGGATGATCGGCTATCGGATCTGGTAAACCTCTGGCACCAGCTGCACGGCTGCACCCTCAAAGACGAGAAGACACGTCTGTCGAGAACGCTGGCGATCGCCAAACGACTCGGCGATCCGCTCGCCTCGTCCTTCGACGCACTAGCCTGGGCGCGGTATCGGCAGCAACGGTTGAAAGAGGCGTCTCCGCACACGGTCAACCACGAGCAGCGCTACCTGTCCGCCGTGTTCGCAGAGTTGATCCGGCTCGGTGCCTGGGTAGGAAAGAACCCGCTCGCCAATGTCCGGCAGATCAAGACCGATCAGGTAGAGCTGACCTTTCTTACCCTGCCGCAGATCCGCCAGCTGCTCGAAGAGTGCAAGCGCTCCACCAACAATCACACCTACCCCGTCGCCCTGCTCTGCTTGGCTACCGGTGCCCGCTGGGATGAAGCCGAGTCGCTGACCCGTGCCGCGATCTACGGTGGCAAGGCTCACTTCCACCGAACCAAGAATCGACAGTCGAGATCCGTACCGATCCCGAAGGATGTTGAGGATCTGGCGTTGAAGGTGGGCATGCCTGGAAACGGTCGGCTGTTCATGCCCTGCCGGTCGGCCTTTCGGTGTGCATACAAGCGTTGCGGCTTCGACACACCGGGCCAGATGACCCACATCCTGCGGCACACCTTCGCCAGTCATTACATGATGGCCGGTGGTGACATTCTCGGCTTGCAACGAATCCTGGGGCACTCATCGATCACGATGACCATGCGCTATGCGCATCTGTCGCCGGATCACTTGGAATCGGCACTGCGGCTTTCGCCGTTGGCGCAATGCGGGGTTGTCAGCCATGGCCTCTAAGGTGCTGACGCTGATAAGGTTCTTGCAACCTAAACAGCTGGTGGCTCGCTACATGGAAAGTAAGATCCCGCTCCCGACGGACAACATTTACAAGTTTTATGCGCTGTTCTCGTTGCTGCTTTTGGTCTTCACGCTGGGCGCATTTCTATATGTTCAACAGACCGCCCATGGTCAGGTGATAGAGATATTTCCAGAGCTTGAGGTACTTAAAGCAGCCGAAGAGCTATCTCCTGAAGAGAAAGTGAGAAAGCAGATACTTGAGCGACAGCTTGAGGTGATCGGTTCAGATAGGAAATTTTTCAATCGGACACTCAGCGCACTTCTTGGGGTCGCCCTCTCGGGAATTTTTTTCGGGTTTCTCCGATGGCATTGGTTTATTCAGCCGCTGCAAGATGAGCAGGCAAAAATTCAGCTAGAGATTTCCCGACTGCAGCTTGAGAAGCTGAAAGCTGAGTCGGCAAAGGCCGTGGGGGCAGAGAAAGGAGCGACGTGCCAGCACTGTGGCGAAGACCCGGTAGGCAAGCCGTAG